GCCAGACTATAGTGTACAAAATACCTATTGGGACTGTGAAGGATCTGATTGGGTAACAGAAGATTCTGATAAAATGTTTTATAAGATTGAGGAGAAAAAATGAGTTTAAATATATGTTTAGATTGTAACTTTGAAAAGAAAAAATGTCAGTGTGTTGTTGAACCACCTAAAGTTAAAATGAGTTGGTGGAGAAAAATAATATATTTTTTAGTAGGTTAATATAATGGAGTATTGTAGGATGAATTATTATTTTACAGGTCTATTAATAATTATGTTGGTTGTATTAGCTTTATGTGGAGGACCACATGCCCAATAAACCATTAAACATCGGAGAAGAGGTCGCTGTGCAGATGCCGATGAAAACGGTTGCTAGTTTGATACTTATCGTAGCACTTGGCACAATGGGTTATTTTCAAATTTTAGAAAGATTAAATATTGCAGACACAAGATTACAGATAATGGAAAAAGACTTAGAAGAAAATACAGAATTTAGAATTAAATGGCCACGTGGTCAGATGGGATCATTACCTGCAGATTCTGAGCAATACATGATGTTGGAGGATTTATATAAGACTACTGACAAGTTAAGTAAACACATTGATGACATGGCTTTAAACAAAGTAAACATAGAATTTTTATCAAAACAAATGGATAAAGTTTTGATTGATATTGAAAAACTAAAAGATGCTAACAGAGACTTAGGTTATAAAAATGGTAATTATCCACAATGATAGGTTTATTTTTTATAGGTATTCCAATTTCAATTTTAATATTATCAGTTTTAATATATGTGAGAAAATATGATTGAGTCTGTAATAGCTTTACTTATGTTTATAAACGGAGAAATTAAGGAGGCTCGTCTGCAGGCTGAAGGTATGGCACAATGTTTACGTGGAAAGCGTCAGGCAGAGAGACAATATAATGAAAGTGTATCTTATAAATGTTACAAAGGTTCAGCAGAACTTGAAAAAAATATTGATGGATCTTTTTCTATTAAAAAGTTAATATTAGAATAATGAAACTTACAAGAAACTTTTCTCTTCAAGAGTTAACGAAGTCAGATACAGCTATACGAAAAGGTATAGACAATGAACCTAACGCTGATCAAATAGATAAATTAAAAATGCTTTGTGAAAATATTTTACAGCCAGTGCGTGATCAATTTGGTAGAGTAAAAGTTACCAGCGGCTATCGTAGCCCTGAGCTGTGTGTTGCCATCGGTAGCTCAATCAATTCACAACATGCAAAAGCTGAGGCGGTTGATTTCGAATGTCTTGGAGTTGACAATGCTGAGGTAGCAGACTGGGTTAAGATGAACTGTGAGGTAGATCAATTGATTCTTGAATACTACACACCAGGAGAACCTAATTCCGGATGGATACACGCAAGCTATGTACCATTTAATCCAAGGCATCAATATTTAAGAGCATATAGAGAAGATAAAAAAACTAAATATAAACCAATAATAGGAAAGGCAGTAGATATAGTATGACGAAAGCGTTTAAAATATTTAATAAAATAGATACAGTTCACGGTGTTTGTGAAGAGTGTTTAGAAGATACAATTTTAGTTGCGATAGTTTCTGATTTTTATAGATGTACTAATTGTGGTCATGATACCAAACAACATATTAATGGTTCAATTAGATACTTAAAATTAGATGAAACTGACAAAAAATGGATAAAAGAAAATTATATTAAATAATGGCTAGAAAGTTTAAATCGTTTGAAACAAGAGATAAACCTAAAAAAAGAGGAGCTAGAAAACACAAAAAAAATATGAATAAAAACGAAAAGCGACAAAAACGCACACGTAGATATAAGGGTCAAGGTAAAGGTTGACAGTTATCCTTTAATATCCTATATATAGGACATGAAAGCAATAAAGGAGAAAAAAATGAATAGACCAAGAAGAGACAAAGAACATATGGCAATACGTAGAAAAAATAAATTTGAAGATCGTTATGCTAAAGGCATACACTTTGACATAAGAAACAAAGGTTGTTGTTTTATAACAATGCAAACTCATGCAGGTCCATTAGAAGTTTACATAGATTCTATGGATGGTTTAGAAGATGCACCACACGTTAGTGCGAGAATACCAGGTAGAAAAGTTAAGGAAATATTTGTAAAATAATTAAGTAGTTATTTTACCTTCGTCTTTTACAGGAGTACATCTATATTGTGGATAAAGTTGAGATTCTATTATCATTTCTTTTGGAAAAATATTTTCACCGAATAATAAATCGTAAGATTCACCTAATCCATGTTGCACACATTCATAATAATTATTTTTAACTTTAGGATATTCTGGTGGAGTTCTACACTCACCTTCAACTGCTGAACAAATGTACACTACTAATAAAAATTTCATTGACAATCCTGTTAAACTTATATAAAATCCTGTCTATATTTAAAATACAAAACTATGAAAGGATATATCAATGACAGACATAAGTAAATACAAATCTGTTGCATTATCACATTCGAGTTGTGATAAACTTGATAAAGTTAGGAAAGTTATTGTTCCTAATATTGTTATCTCTAGAGCAAAAACTTTAGATATATTAATTAACGAGAAAGTAAGGAAATTAAATGGCAAGCTCACATCTAGTAAGTAAAACAATTCAATTACATGAAAAAAGAGATCCAATTAGAAACCTTTGGAGAAATGTATTAATAATAGGAATTGAAGATCTTTTAAAAAGTAAAGAAAAACAAATAATACGTAAAGAAAAAAAATTTTCTAATGAAGAAATTTGGTTTTATCATGAAGATTTTAAATTAATATGTGAATATGCACAATTAGATTGTGGAACAGTAAAAAAAAGAGTATTTGAAGCAATAGAAAGGATGAGAAATAAATATGAAAAACAATATATGCCCAAGATGCCAAGGAAATGGATACATAAAAATAAAATACTCAGTAGACAATCCAGTAGAAACTATTCAACAATGTCCGTTGTGTAATTCACAAGGAGAAATAAAAGTGAGTACGGAAAGACTAATACTTGAAACTAAACTTGTTAAAGAACTCAATGGAATTATTAAAAAGTTAAATGGTGAAATTGATATGTTAACTAAACAAAAAATTTATTTACAATCTAAACTTAGAGAAAAGAAAGGAGATAAAGATGAGAAAAGCAATGTTAGAAGCACTTGAGAAAAAATATGAGGCAGACATAGCTCAAGCTGATGCAACAATACAAATATATTTAAATAGTTCTGTAGGTATCGGTGAGCATCCACAACATTTAGAAGAAATAGATAAACAATTATCAAAAATTGTAGATGCTGAAGAAAAACAAAATGCTTTACAAGCTTTTAAATTATAAAAATGTCAAAAAGAAATATTAAAAAAAATGTATCAGATAGAGACAATACTAAAAGAACTGATAATTTTAAAAAAACAGAATATTTTGTAGGACATAATAAATTTGGTTTTAAAGAACAAATAAATCTTTATTGGCAAAAAAGAAATGCTGAAAAACTAAGATATAAAAATAAACTTAAATGAGAAGTAACACATCTTTTAAAAGACAATTGAAAGAAAAAATACTTTTAATTAAAAATAGTGTTAATTATTTAAGTATTAAAGAACTTGCTGAAAAAGTAGGATGTTCTAAATCAACTGTTCATTATCACATAACAAAAGGAAGCGCTGATAAAATTAAAAAAAAACTTTGTAGAAAAACTTTTAAAAAATTACATAGGTTTTGCTATGAACCCACTAAACCTAAAAAAGGAGCTAGTATAAATGAATCAAGATTACTTAGAAAAGCATTTAGAAGTTATGTATATGGTAGAAATAGAAGAAATAAATATCAGGAGGGTAAAATGGAACTAAAACACACGCCAAAAATTTTTCAATTGTTAAATAAAATATGGCCAGGAATAAAACAAGAAAATGATTCTTTTCAAGCAGTTAGTCAATGGACCGGTAAACCAGATTTTTATAATGATGGTACACCAATTATGACTCCATATGTTAGGTGTAAACTAACTAATGAAATAATAAATGTTAAAAGTGGCAATACACATGCAGACCATGTTGATGGAGATAGAACTAATAATTCAATAGAAAATTTTTCAGCAGTTGTGGGTTGGTCTAATCAAATGAAAGCTGAATCTTCTAATTATTATGAAATGGCTGATAGGATGGTTACTATTTTAAATAATGTTAGAAAACATAATAAAGATATTGATGAATTAATTAATAATAAACTAAAAGGAAAATAAAATTAATGGCTGATCTATATAGAAAAATGTATGCTAAATTATATAAACAAATATCTTTACCTAACGAAGCTTCAAAAAAATTAAAAACTTTATCCAAAAATTTTGAATATGGTAAAGAACTAAAACGAGCTAAGACTATTGAAGCTATGGCCTGGCAATATAATATTATAAAAGATTCTAACAGAGCTATAGTGTATAGAAATGGTAGATTTGAAGTAATAGAAAGTATGAATAAATAATGAAATGGACATTTAAAAAATTTAACTACCCAACTTCAACACGTGCTATGGTGAATGGAGAAAGAGTATATTCAATTGGTAATGAAAAATTACCATCGGTTACAACCATACTTCAAGCTACTCAATCTGAAGAAAAAAAGAGAACTTTAGAAAATTGGAAAAATAGAGTCGGAGCTGAAGCTGCAGATAAAATTAGAGATGGCGCTGCGGAACGAGGTTCCGTGCTTCACCGTATAGTTGAAAACTATATAATGAATACAAAACATTTAGATTTAACTGAGCTAGGTGAGACTGCTCATAAGATGGCTGATATTCTAATAGAGAGCGCTTTACAGAGCCGTTTAACTGAAGTGTGGGGAGTTGAACCATATCTTGCTTATAAGGGCTTATGGGCCGGACAAACGGACTTAATAGGTATTCATGATGGTAAACTTACCGTGTGTGATCATAAAAATGCTAATAAACCTAAACGTAAAGAATGGCTCCATGATTCTTATAGAATACAACTTGCGGCATATGCTATGGCTTTTGAAGATATGTTTGGTGAACCTATTAACAGAGGTGTTAATTTTATTGTTACAAAAGATATGTATTATCAAGAATTTTCTTGGGAAGGTGAAGAATTTAGACAAGCTAAATATGATTGGTTAAGACATGTTGACCAATATTATGATAAAATGGCTAAAACAGGGCATGAATAAGGCATCAGGAATCAAGCATCCGGGTTCAGGGTTCATGTTCCTATAATAGATATTTTTACTGATTTGTTTTTTTATTTTTTTAAAAAAAAAAAATGCTGGAACATTGGAACATTGCAATTTAGTAGTCTAAAAGTGTTGATATTAGCAAATAATAAACGATTTTTATGTTCTAGAAGGGTTGGAACATGAAGAACATTAATAATATCAATGGTTTAGGAGTTGTTGTAGTAAATAAAGATAGTATTATCAATACTTTTATAATCCCTATGCGGAGGAACAAAATTGATTTGATTCAATGAAATGTAAATCAGTAAAAATATATGCTATAGAAAAATATGATCCATAAAAAATCCAAATACAAATCTGTAACCATAAAAAAGAAAAGATATTATTTTTATAAAATCACGTGGCTGGATATTACGGGTGACAGCGGGCACGCAGACTTACATACAGCAGAAGGTTTTATGCCATCTGTTATGGTTACTCATGCTTATGTTTTAAACAAAGATAAAAATAATATTAGAACGTTTGCAAGTTATGAAGAAAATGATGAGCTATTTTCTGATCGTAATGTTTTTCCCAGAGGTTGCATAAAAAAAATGGAAAGAATATTACTTTAGTGATTTATCTGTTTTTTGGTTTTCTTTGTGTTTTACTTTGTCTTTTAACTCTTCAAATTCTACACCTTCTAATATTGGCGAATAATCGTCTATTATCTGCTTCATTCTTGTTTCTAATTCTTCTGTTGATAAGTCTTCTAACTTACCGGTTCGGATTATCTTTTGCTCTATGTAAAGACCTGCAGCTTTACCACGTGCAACTTCAGCGTTGACTGCTGCTGACCAAGCTTTTTTATCTCTAGCTTCGTTTCTTAATTTAGCTAATTCTGCGATATGATTTCCAAAAGTAACTTCAAACTGTTTTTGCCATTCTTCACGTAGTTCACCTATATATTGCACTACTAGTGGAAATAATTTTGGATTTTGTAATTTACTAGCTGCCTGGCGAGCTGAATCTTTAGCATATCCTGCTTCTATTGCACAAGCTGTAGCTGTTTTTCTACCTTGTTCTGATATCAATAAATTAGCAAATTTAATTTGTTGTTCAGTTAATTTTTTTGGTAATCCCATTATTTTTCTTCTTCTTTTTCTTCATTATATCCTTGCATTGCTACTTCATGTAAGGATTCTGGTTTTTTACCAAATATTCTTTCAAAATTTTTTTTATATAATTCAGTGCTAGGTCTAGATTTACCGTCCCATTTTATTGATTTGTCCTTTACCTGCGTCATTTTGTCCTTCTATATTGAGTTGCTTTTTAGCACAACAATAGTATTATATCAATAGTTGTTAGGTTAAATAATACACTATGTATTCTGGTTTACCTAACCTCTTTTTGTTTGTTTGTTCATGGGGCGTTGGCTTACGAAATTCCTGGAAGATAGCCATTGGAATAGATACTGAGCGCTCCATGTTTTATAAGTAAATTATGTTAAGTGGAAAAGCATTAAGACAGATTTTAGATAAGATGATGAAATCACCTGTAGCTCAAGAAGCTAGAGTTCAAATTCGTCTTCCTGATGGACAACATTTAGATATTACTTCTTTACAATTGATGGAAAATAAAATATTGGGAGCAAGAGAAACTCACCGACTTGTTATGACTGTCAGGCCAGAAACATGGAAAATGGGAGACATTATAAAAAAATTATAATGTACCTGTTAACTTAAAAAATCAGTGAAACCAGAGACTAAATTTTATGCAGAAGTTAAAAGCCAAATTAAAAATATTTCGTGGATTAGGATTGAAAACCTTAGTGTTCCCGGTACTCCTGATCTATTGGGTTATACTAATTATGGGAACTTTTTCACTTTAGAATTAAAATATACAAAAACAAACAAAGTTACTTTCTCTCCACACCAAATTGCTTTTCATGTGAAGCATCCACAGAATACTTTTATCATGGTTCTTGATGCCAGAAGCAAGGTCCCAAAACTTTATGAGGGTTCAAGAATCAGGGAGCTTGTCGCTTGCGGCTTGAAGCTTGGCGCTTGTGAATCTGGGTTCGATGCTTGTCGATCGAAGCTTGAGGGTCTTGGATCTTATCGTCGGGACAGCTTGTTCCCTTAAGCTTGTTGCTTGACGATTCGTTTTGTTTTCTTATTTTTTCTAATTCTTTATAATATTTAGGATGCCTGAACATATTTATACTGTAATAATTGATACTATCATAAAAAATAATACTAATACACAGCAATAAAAATTTATACTTGTCATTGTTATTTACTCCTTGCTTGTTGCTTGTTGCTTGTTGCTTGACGCTTTCTTCATTTAACATTTTCAATGTGCGACAAAATGTCGCGTGACAAAATGTCGCAGAGATCAGTTAAGGTTTCGCGCGCGATCCTCTCTCCATGGACGGAGGCGCCAGCTTTTTCTTAACTGATCCCTGATCTAATAAGGCACTTTATATGCTCCAGCAGGAGTGTTTCTTATTAGATCAGGGATCAGTAGCCCCCTACGACATAAAAGTACCCGGAGACTTTGACCCTACTTGCTTTTTCTGGTGCAAGTCCCATACTAATTTGAGTTTTTTAATTCCGTAATTAGCAAAAGGGAATAATTAAAAATACCATAATCAAAAATATTACTCAACGCGCATAGTGTCACACCCTGAAGCCGGGTTCCGGTGTCAAGAACCAAAGTGTCACTGCGACAATATGTCGCAGGCAGATGCGACACTATGACCAATGGTAATTAAATTATAATTATAATAAGATTAACGAAACAAACAAAAACAAATGGAGTAAAAAAAATGATACCAATAAGAAAACCAGAACAGGAATTTTTATTAGATATGGCTAATAAAAAATTTAGAAACAAAGCTCAATCTGTAGACAGTGAAATACAAGCGCAAGCCCAGGAATTAGCTGATAAGAAAAAACCTGGGTTTCAGAAACTAATTAAAGTTGATAAAAAAATGGCTACTTTAATTGAGGCAGAAAAAAAATATAAAAAACATATACAAAGTAAAGACGCCATCGAACGAAAACTTTTAGATGATGTTAGAAAAAAAGCTCAGGAAGTAAGCGAACATTTATCAAGGGTCAAAAATGTTAGAAGCTGGAGCGGTGTTGGTTTTAATGATTATAGTTCGAGACATGAAATAGACGACCAAGCCAGCGACTATTTTGTTAATGAATTATCCGACGCTTGTTATAAAGAGTCTCATAAACATATTGAGGATAACCACGAAATAAGAAATATTTTAGAATCAAAGCGTGAATTGGTTATGTCAATAATATATTCGGGGGCTAGTTTACAAAACATACAAGGTGAATTATCCAAAGCTTATAAATCGTCAGGCATCGAGTATCACTTGCCATCAACTTTATTAGCGTTACCAACCACCACGCAACAAGCGACAAGCTAACTGCGACAATCTGCACAATGGCGCAATTGCGCCATTGTGTTATTATACTAATATGACTAAAAAAAAGAAAAAAGACAATTCAAAACCCTCTGATGAATTTACTCATTGTAGGTGTTGCGGTGAATATATTAACGGCGATAAAAGGTCGCATGACAAAAGGTATTGTATGGACTGCGCTTAAATAACACATGCGACAAAATGTCGCAGGCGGAACTGCATCAGGGGGTGCGACAAAATGTCGCAGGCGGAACTGCATCCGGAACCGGAGCGGCCTGCGGCCGCTCGCTTTGCTCGCTCGCTTCGCTCGCTCGCCCTTGATAGAGGTACCAAGACTGTTTCAAAATTTGAACTTTTTAAGATATTAATATATAGATGTGTATATAAAGGGGTCCCAATGCTAACGTATTATACAAGAGTTTGGATATATCTAACTGTAAATTACTTTTTGGGTTCCTAAAAAACATATGAAAAAATTTTTTAGAAAATTTTTTGGAATGCATTTATGGATATAGATAAATTAAAAAAGTTTGAAAAATTACCACCTGATGTAAAAAGACAATTAGCTTTGTATATGGCTAAATGGAAAGATAAGAAAAAAGAAGCTGAAATTAAAAATAATTTTATGGCTTTTGTAAAACATGTTTGGCCAGATTTTATTGAAGGATCACATCACAAACAAGTTGCTAAAAAATTTAATGACATTGCTACAGGTAAAACTAAACGTGTAATAATTAATATGGCGCCTAGACATACCAAGTCTGAGTTTGCATCATATTTATTACCTGCTTGGATGGTAGGTAGAAATCCCAAACTAAAAATTATTCAATCAACTAATACAACTGAATTATCTGTAAGGTTCGGACGTAAAGCAAAAGCTTTAATGGATACACCTGAGTATAAAGAAGTTTTTGAAACTAGACTTAAAGAAGATAGTCAGGCTGCAGGTAAATGGGAAACTCAACAAGGTGGAGAATATTATGCTGCCGGTGTTGGTTCTGCTATCACTGGTCGTGGTGCCGATCTCCTGATTATTGATGATCCACATACTGAACAAGATGCTATGAATAACCAAGCTCTCGAACGAACTTATGAGTGGTATACATCTGGTCCACGTCAACGTCTTCAACCTGGTGGAACAATTGTAATTGTAATGACAAGATGGAATGAAAAAGATTTATCAGGTAGATTAATCAAAGCACAAAAAGAACCTAAAGCTGATCAATGGGAAGTAATTGAGTTTCCTGCAATTCTACCTAACAAAAAACCCCTGTGGCCGGAATATTGGAACATTAAAGATTTAGAATCAGTTAAAGCTTCTATACCTTTATCAAAATGGAATGCACAATACATGCAGAATCCAACTGGTGAAGAAGGAGCACTAATTAAAAGAGAATGGTGGCAAAATTGGGAAAAAGATTTACCAGATTTAGAACATGTCATACAATCATATGACACAGCATTTATGAAAAAAGAAACAGCAGATTACTCTGCTATTACTACTTGGGGTGTATTTCATCCAAGTGAAGATTCTGGTCCTTGTTTAATGTTGTTAGATTCTATTAAAGGTAGATATGAGTTTCCAGAACTAAGACGTGTAGCATTAGATCAATACGGATACTGGCAGCCGGAAACTGTAATTGTAGAGAGCAAGGCATCAGGGCTCCCTTTAACATACGAACTTCGTAAAGCAGGTATACCAGTTATAAATTTTACACCTAGTAGGGGTAATGATAAACATACTAGAGTTAATTCAGTATCTCCTTTGTTTGAATCAGGTCGTATATATGCGCCAGCAGATATGGAGTTTGCTCAAGAAGTCATTGAAGAATGTGCAGCATTTCCATATGGAGATCATGATGATTTAGTTGATTCTATGACTCAAGCTGTTATGAGGTTTAGACAAGGTGGTTTAATTGAACATCCTGAGGATTATGAAGATGAACCTTTACAGAAAACACAAAAAGTGTATTATTAGAAATTATGGCAATAAACGACGAAGAATTAAAACAAAGATTAAAAGAACAAATGAATGCTGTTGAATTAGGTGATGACCTTATTCTAGATGATGGTGAAGACTATCAAGATGAAGGTGGAATTAGATCATTAAAAAATATGATAGCTTCTGAAACTCCCGAAGAAGAATTTGAATTAGAACTAGGTGGTATGTTAGAAGCATACAAAGAAGCTGTTGAAAATGGTTTTAAAGGTTCTATAGAAGATTTTTCAAGATATTATTTTTCTAAAAAAGCAGCTCCATCAATTAGAATGGCATCAGAAACTCCTGAAGAAGAATTTGAAATGATGAAAAAAATAGAATTAATGCAAGAAGCAGCTGAAAGAGAAAGAGAAAAAGTAGCTAAAGGCGGTATAGCAGGGGTTCTTTAATGCCTGGAATTCCATCCTTACTTGAAGGTTCTACAGATTATAGAACAATGGTTACTAAAATGTATGTTAAAGCTGGAGGTCAAAAAGGAACTGGCATGGATATAGAATCATTTGCAAAAAAATATTTTCCTAAAATGGCTAATGGTGGAAGAATAGGATACAATGAAGGATCCATGAATCCTGATACTTTGCTCCTAAGAAAACGAGTAGAAGAGCTTATGGACGATGGTTATGAATTCGGTGAAGCGGTAAAAGAAGCTGTAAGAGAATTAGAAAATGGTTAAAAGATTAACTAAAACAATTCCTCCTGAATCAGGACCTACACCTCATGGTATGGATATTAAATATGATAGTATTAAAGTAGTTACTACACCTGATGGGGTCTTGAATATTCATTATAATCCTGCTAAAACAGTCAAACAATCTGGAGAAAAAATAAATGGCAGACATAGACAAAGCGCTTCCAAACGAAGTATTAGATCAACTAGAAATAGCTAATGAGGAAGAACAGTTAGTAGGAGATGTTCAAGAGGAAGCTCTTGGCAACACTGATGTTGAACAAGTAGAAAATGAGGATGGATCAGTTGATATAAATTTTGATCCTACAGAAAATCCTACAGAGAATGGTGCAGGCCATTATGAAAACCTAGCAGAATTTTTACCAGATGATGTTTTATCATCTTTGTCTTCAGATTTAAATTCAAAGTACATGGACTACACTTCTTCTAGAAAAGATTGGGAGAAAACATATATTCAAGGATTAGATTTATTAGGTTTTAAATACAATCAAAAGACAGAACCTTTTCAAGGAGCAAGTGGTGTAACTCACCCAGTATTAGCAGAAGCTGTAACTCAGTTTCAAGCATTAGCTTACAAAGAATTATTACCAGCAGATGGACCCGTTAGAACTCAGATTCTTGGAATGCCAACTCCAGAAAAAACGGATCAGGCATCAAGGGTTAAAGATTTTATGAATTATCAAATCATGGATCAAATGAAGGAATATGAACCTGAGTTTGATTCTATGTTATTTCACTTACCTCTTTCAGGTAGTACTTTTAAAAAAGTATACTACGATGAAATGGAACAAAGAGCAGTATCAAAGTTTGTTCCAGCAGATGATTTAATTGTTCCGTACACAGCTACCTCATTAGATGATGCGGAAGCAATTATTCATCGAATAAAAGTTTCTGAAAACGATTTAAAAAAACAACAAGTAGCAGGTTTCTATAGAGATGTAGATTTGGGTAAACCTACAGCAGGTGAATCTGATGTAGAGAAAAAGGAGAGAGAACTAGAGGGTACAAAAAAATCAAGAGAAGAGGATGTATATACAATACTAGAATGTCACGTGGATTTAGATTTAGAAGGTTTTGAAGATTCTGATCCAGAGACTGGTGAGCCGTCCGGAATTAAAATACCTTACATTGTAACTTTAGAAGAAGGATCACGTGAGATCCTTTCTATAAAAAGAAATTACGAAGTAGGTGATCCATTAAAAAACAAAGTACAATACTTTGTTCATTTTAAATTTTTACCAGGTTTAGGTTTTTATGGTTTCGGTTTAATCCACATGATAGGTGGACTGTCTAGAACAGCAACCGCAGCTTTAAGACAGTTATTGGATGCGGGAACGTTATCTAATCTGCCAGCTGGATTCAAACAACGGGGTATAAGAATTAGAGATGATGCACAATCAATTCAACCAGGTGAGTTTAGAGATGTAGATGCACCAGGCGGTAATTTAAGAGATTCATTTATGATGTTACCATTTAAAGAACCAAGTCAAACTTTACTAGCATTGATGGGAACAGTAGTTCAAGCTGGTCAAAGATTTGCATCTATTGCAGATATGCAAGTAGGTGATGGTAATCAACAGGCAGCAGTTGGAACAACAGTCGCTTTATTAGAGCGTGGTTCTAGAACTATGTCTGCAATACACAAAAGAATTTACTCAGCTCTTAAAAATGAATTTAAATTAATGGCTAGAGTATTCAAATTATATCTACCACAAGAATATCCGTATGATGTCGTTGGGGGTCAAAGAATGATTAAACAACAAGACTTTGATGATAGAGTAGATATATTGCCAGTTGCTGACCCCAATATTTTTTCTCAAACACAGCGTATTTCTCTCGCTCAAACGGAACTCCAACTGGCACAATCTAATCCACAAATGCACAATCTATACAATGCATATAGAAGTATGTATGAAGCTTTAGGTGTAAAAAATATAGATTCTATTTTAATGAAGCCTCAACCACCTCAACCAAAAGATCCTGCATTAGAACATATTGATGCTTTGGCTGGTAAACCTTTTCAAGCTTTTCCTGGTCAAAACCATAGATCACATATTACAGCTCATTTAAATTTTATGGCAACTAACTTAGCTAGAAATAATCCAATGGTTATGTCTAGTTTAGAAAAAAATATTTTTGAACACATAAGTTTAATGGCTCAAGAACAAGTTGAGTTAGAATTTAGGGAAGAAATGCAACAGATGCAGCAGATGCAAATGCAAATGCAGGCACAAATGCAAAATCCACAAATGATGCAAATGCAGCAGAACCCACAGATGATGCAACAAATGCAGATGCAAAGTCAACAGATGCAAATGCAGATGCAAGAGATGAATCAAAAAATAGAATCTAGAAAAGCTGAACTTATTGCAGAGATGATGGAAGAATTTATGCAAGAAGAGCAAAAAATTACATCACAA